TTGTTCAACTGAATTTTTCCGGTTGATTTATCGAGCTTTAAAGCAGACCACCCACCCGCAACTAAATTAACTTCATTGGTATCGAATTTTAGGTAAGTATCGTTATCCCCATTATGGTAGATATAGCTGTCGATGCCCACAGTGCCAGCGACATCGAGAGCATAGTCAGGCGTATTTGTACCAATGCCAACGTCTCCAGCAAAATACGCATCACCGGTAACAGTTATGGCATCTTGGAACACCGCATCATCTTCAACGTAAAGATCGCCTCTAGTTGTTATCCTGTCAGTTGTCGCGTCTCCCAAAGTGAAATCACCGCTTACAGATAAACCACCCAATACCGTTACGTCATTTGAAAAAGTTTTATTGCCCGCTACCGTTTGATTTCCAGCCAACAAAACAGCATCACCGCTAAGGCTCGTAACTTGAGCCTGAAGATTACTGCCAGTCGAAGTAAGGTTCGTTGTTAATGTGGAGATGTCACCATTTATGGAATATATAGAACCCTGTATACTAGAGATATCAGAATCATTACTCGCTATGTTGGTTGCGTTGTTATCGGTCGATGTTTTTAAGACTCCCGTTGCAGTTCTGATATCGCTAAGTTCCGTATCGTTATTTGTGATTAAACCCGAAACGGTTATTATGTCGGTATTTAATGCTTGCCCTGTGGAAACCAAATTTGTCGTATTGGAAGCAATGTTCGTTGCGTTAGTAGCAATGCTCCCTACGTTGGTTGAGATATCAGCATCATTAGAAGTAATTTGAGTCTGTAGCGTCTGTCCTGTAGAGATTAAATTACTCGTCAACGTAGATATATCTCCATCGTTGCTTGTAACTTGAGCCTGAAGATTGTTTCCGGTTGAAGCGAGATTCGTTGTTAGCGTGGCGATATCAGAATCATTACTCGCTATATTGGTTGCGTTATTGTCAGTTGATGTTTTTAAAACTCCCGTTGCGGTTCTGAGACTGTTTAGTTCTGTATCGTTATTCGTAATTAAACCTGAAACGATTGTTATGTCGGTATCAACGTAAAGCTTCGTAGTTAAATGAGAGTTTTGCGTTGGAGTAGCCGCAGAAGCTGTGCCGTCCACAGTCAAACTTCCGGTTATTTCAACAGCGTCAGCAAAGAAAGCATCATCCTGTACAAACAAATCTCCTCTTGTGGTTATTCTATCGGTCGTCGTGTCTCCCAAGGTGAAATCTCCACTGACACCAAGGTCTCCCTCAATAATAACATCACCGAAAGTAATAGTTCCCGTGGTATCGAAAGACATCCCTCCTTCAGCAGTAGCGGAAAGAGTTGTGTCTGGACCGATTTGAATAGAATCCGCAGAGACAATTAAATCATCAAAATAACCGCTTCTGAATGGCAACAAAGGAGAACCTAAATTAACTTTTCCGCTTGCATAAGGAAGTATCTCTCCCGAAATAGTCCCTCCTATTACATCTAATTTTTCTTGCTGGAGAGTTTGTCCGGTCGCGGCTAAATTTACTGCATTGGAAGAAATATCTGATACGTTAGCGGCAATGGCTCCGACGTTAGTTGAAATGTTAGCCTGCAGGTTTTGCCCCGTGGAGACAAGATTACTTGCAACATTAGAAAGATCTGAATCGTTACTTGTAATTTGCCCTAGAAGATTTTCTCCTGTAGCCGCTAAATTAGCGTCTGTCTTTTCTAAAGCTGCTACCTCAGCGAAAATACCAGTTTCGTTTTCTCTAACTAAACGTTTTAGATTTACTCCGTCGTGCTTTACCTTGATATCTCTAGAGAAAACTATTTTCCGGTCTTCCACCTTTATGGTTTCTTCTCCCAGATGTAAAGTTCCTGTCGTAAGGTATAAATCCTTCCAAGGTTCTGAATCGGTTCCCAGATCAAGAGTTCCGCTCGTTGCAGGAATCATGTTGAATCCAACACTAGCAAGCTGTCCGGAGGTTAAATCTCCACCACCGCCACCCACGAAAGGCTCACCGCTTTGAAATATTCTTCCAGATATATTGAAATCACCTGTTACGTTAATGCCAGAAACAGAAATCTCATTAGAGAAAGCAACTTCCCCATCATTGACAACTAATACGCTATTGTCAGAAGAGCTGGTTGCTTTTATGCTAGCTAAATCTAATCTTTTAATTTCTGTTGGCATTCTCTATTATCCTGTTTTTACACTTTACCCTCCGAGAAAGCTTAGATGGACAGATTCTCCCAAGGGGTCTACCCTGCTTGATCCTGAGCTTATTGCGATTTGATATCCAGAAACCGAAACTATACCTGTCGAATCCCTTACTGGTGTTACCGGCCACTGTCCTTCATTCTGATATCCTCCAGCTGTAAACATATAATTTGCGTCATCAAAATTTTCGCTAAAATTAACATTATAAACTCCAGTCGTTATCCTACTCACGCTCGCAACATTTAGACTATCCGTTATACTTGCGTTATTTCCTGTTGCTCCCACAAAATTAACCCACGCTTTCGCAATTCCCTTATTGTCAAATAAATCCGCGATAGTTGCCTTCATAACCATCTTGTTGACAGTTGGAGCGTTCGTTATCGTCGGTCCACTTGATAGTAATGTTATTATTTTCCAATATTTATTATATTGAGTTATAGCTGTCGTAAGGTTAAAGGATACTGCATTATCTATACTATATGTTCCTGCGTTTTGATAATACGAAGAAGATCCGGGGTAATAATTAACAGAAGCAAAGTCTTCGGTGTCTGAACCCAAAAGCTGGAATTTTGGTTTTACATCATTTATCTCAGGATCTTCTGTCCAATATGCCGTGAAAGATGTCGGCGTAATTTTTTTTGTACCATCGCCTAAAGCTTGGGATGTCCAGCTCTGCTCTGTTCCTATGTACATATCCGGATCATAATCCACCTTTAATTGATCTATGATCGGAGTAGCGCTGCCATTCCCGCTTAAAGATATCTTGTAATAAAAATTAGAACCTGACCAGTTAAGAGAAGACAGGCTTGTCGTCCGGCTTGTCCCTATAGGAATAGTAGTGCTTAAACCAGAACCACCCGTTGAATCTTGCCAATAATATCCAGCACCGATCCCTTGGGCAAATTGAACAGTTGCAGCAGAACTTCCCGGCAAGGTGTTCATAGTTGTTATTAAAGACTGAATCGAATCAACCTGCCCGGCCGGACTTAATACGTTTATTGACTGGACTGTTGCGGTGGCATTATAAAGTCCAGCCAAATTTATATTATCTATACCAGAGCCAGAAAGTAAAGATCCGGCTGATAACGTAATATATTTAAATAAAAATCTACCTATACCTGCATTATACCCATAATTAGAACTATATCCTGCACGAATATCTATGTTGGTGCTGTTAATGGTAGTTGTGTCGACGGTAATATAAAACGATCCGCCACCGCCACCACGACCACCGTAATTATTTAGATAACCTCCCGCCACGCCATTAGTACCCTTAGCTTCGAAATCTGCAGTTGAATAAGTGGTTAAGTCGGCAGCATGTATAAAAGCTAACCCACCACCGCTACCACCATCTCCATCTTCCAGTTCTCCGCCACCGCCCCCCATAAATATTTTTGAATCGTCAGTGTTCGACGTTATCAAACCCAAGTTCACATATGATAATCCACCTTGACAGTTTATACCTCCACCGGTGGTACCGTCAGCGTAATTGGCTCCGCCACCGGGAGTATTACCTCCTGTAGTCGAATTTCTACCGCCGCCTCCAGAATAGTTTCTTGCGCTACTCCAAATTCCATTATTGAAAGGAGCCCTAAATGAACCACCTTGGTTAATGCTATCTGTTCCGGTTTCGTAGCCTTTGTAGCTTACGCTTAATAAACCATAAATCTTGAGTTGTCCACTTACCCTAAAAACCATTTTACCGCCAGTCCCCCCTGTAGATTCGTAAGTTTTACAGGTCATCGTTACCCCATTTTGAATTGTTAAATTTCTGTAATTGGGAATTCTTTGAACAATAACCTTCATAGCACTTGAACCAGTGCCTATGTTCGCGTCACCGTTGCTTGCCGAACCGTAATATTTTTGTTTTGCCGCAGTAAAAACAATATCGTTTCCATTAACAGAATCTACTCTAAAAAACTCATAGTTGCCCCAGTTAGCTGTGGTTGCCCCACTGTATCCTTGGACACAATATAACATAACCTCATCTCCCGCAACGATACCGTTGACAGTAGCGCTGCAAGTTGCTGTAGTTGAAGATAAGTTAGTTAGAGTGTATGTCACTGCATCAGCAACAGACCTACCTGAAATTAAGGAGTCTTGATCTATTGTATAAGTGCTAGATACGGTAATGTCCCCATCGTTTCCGTTACCAGTATCTAATTGCTTATCTATAGACAGGCTTCCATTATCTATAGAATAATCAGAGCTATTACTGGAATCTATGTTATTGAGAGAACTAAAGTCTTCGACAAACATACCCGTGGCCAAATCTAATTCTAACCTTCCGTTTTCTGCAGGTTCTAACATTCCGTTAGTGAAAGCAGCTGAAGTATTGTTAAAGTCAGCGGTACTATCAAAATTATAAGAAGCGGCCTCCGCAGATTGAGATACCGTTACATATGTTTCCGAAGCAGACGTCTCAGTTAATACATCCGAAAAAGATGTACCGTTATTTGTACTTAAAGATAAGGCTTCTCCGCTTTCTTTTAAAACTTGCTGCCCTAAATAAATAGAAGTTCCAGACAACCACAAATCCTTCCATCTCTTACCGGAAGATCCTAAGTCGTAAGCATTGGTGGTAGTTGGGAGGATGTCTTCACCAACCGAAGAGAAATCTGCAGTAGATGTAGTACTAGATACTGAAAGATGACGAAAACTTATTTCGTCTCCACTTGCGACCTCCGTAATGAATGAAACGCCAGTTGTTCCTATGAAATTATAATCTATTGTCGGCGTTTGCACAAACCCCTGAACAGAGACTAATAAATCTTTTGAAGTCGGAACCTCCAGCGGTAAAATATAATTAGTAGTAACCCCATCTCCTGTATAAAGCTTATGAAAAGCGACGCCAACTCCCGTAACAGTACCAGAAGGCCCCTGTAACCCAGCTAAATGTCTCACTTCTACCTCTAACCCGCTTCCCGGGGGTTGGGGGAAATTTAATCCTGATCCGTCTAGTACATAGTTTGTTAACGGGGATTGAATTAATCCGTTTACACTTACGAGAACATTCCTTTCTTCAGTTACAGTATTAGATAAATTGAAACCTGTTACTACACCGTCTCCTGTAAAACGATCAGACGCTAAAGTACCTTGGATTCCGGTTCCATCAACTCCATCAACTCCATCGGCTCCACCAGCTCCCGCTGGTCCCTGTATCCCATCCGCTCCCTGAGACCCTTGCTGACCCGTGGGACCTGTTGGCCCCGTAGCTCCAACTAATCCCTGAGCTCCGCTCGGTCCCTGAGCTCCGCTCGGCCCCTGTATCCCATCAGCTCCATCAGCTCCATCAGCTCCCGAAGCTCCCGGTGCCCCCGATGTGCCCACTGTTCCGCTCGGACCAATTCTTCCAAAAAGATGACGAAAGCTAATTTCGTCTCCGCTAGAAACTGGCGCTGAGAAAGAAACCCCTGTGTTTCCTGTTATGGTATAATCTATCGTCGGTGTTTGAACAAATCCCTGTACGGAAACTAATAAATCCTTTTCGTCAGTAACTGAACTAGACAAAAGATAATTACTGGTAATTCCATCTCCCGTATAAAGCTGATTAAAAACTACAACTTCCCCTGCCCCGCCCCCACCTTCTACTCCAGAAAACACTAGAGATGTACCAGCCGCATTGACGACAACAGACTGTCCAGCGGAACCTAAACCTGCAGGAGTATCTGTTAGGTTAATAAAAGTAGAACTTCCTCCAGCTCCACCTGTTATTCCAGAAAACACCAAAGACGTACCAGCTGCATCAACAACAACAGATTGCCCCGGAATTCCAAAACCAGAAGGGGTATCTGCTAATCCAGAAAAAGTGGAGCTTCCTCCGCCTCCGAATGCACCAGTTTGACTTGTGGTAACGAATGCGCCAGTTTGATGATGGCCGACAAAAAACTTTCCGGTGTTCAGAAACTCTAAACCGTCCCCTGCAGAATTCACTACGATTCCGCTCCCAGCAACAGTATCTCCGGGTGCTCCACCGGGAAGATGGTAACTACTTGGCGTATCGCTCAATCCCGTAAACTCAGTTAGGGTCCCAGATACAATAGTTTGGGTGGTGCTAGTTAAAGTGATGCCTGAAAAAGCAAGAACTCCTCCAGACATTACTGGTACTTGGCCTTCGTTACCTAAATAAGAAACAGTATCTGAAAGACCTGTAAAGGCTGTGATATCGCTGGTTCCTGCTCCTGAGAAAATTAATGAGTTTCCATCTGCTGCTACTATTACCGATTGCCCAGCTGTACCCAAACTACCCGGAGTATCAGTAAGATCAGAAAAAGCAGAAGGAATGGTGGACAATCCCGAAAAATCCAATTTGCCGTTATCCACGACCACCAATTGGCCTTGAGAGCCTAATGAGGAAACCGTATCCGATAAATCGGTAAAGGCTCCCACAGATCCCGATACGGACGAAAGATCCGAAAAGACTAAAGAATTTCCAGCGGGAGAAACTTTTACTATTTGCCCAACAGAACCCCAGCCCTCAGGAGTATCAGACAGTCCCTCGAAAGAGTTAGCGCTTATGGCAAGCGGAGACCTTAATATATCAAATAAGGTTGTCTGCTTATTGGTTCCGCTAGGAGAATAAAAGGTATCGCTAACGTCTACTGTTAAGAAAACGTCTTCCGCAGCCAATTCCCCAGAAGGCAAAAGGGGAAAATCAGTTATCCTTGTTCCTGCCATGCTTGACTATTATTATTACACTGATTCATCATATGGTGAATACAGCCCCTGTTTGCGTGAAATTTTCTGGAAAAAGGTATACTGGATCCGATGCAAGTTGAGAGTCAGATTGAGTTAAATATATACCAACGAACCTGCTATTTTCCTGAGCTATATATTGACATGGTGCTCCATCTGCAGTGTGAATGGTTGAATCTACAGTTAAAAGATCGGGTAAGTACCAAAAAGGATTATCTAATTTATTGGATTTGGAACTAATCTGTATTGGATCCAATGTTCGATCAGCAGTTTCTGGAAATTCACACGGGTTGAATATTCCGCTTCTTGTACCATAATCAAAATACCCCCACTTGAATGAGTCTTGATCCGGTTCATAATAAAACAAGTTTCCAGCGGCAACCCCTTCGTACACTAAAACTCCGCGGGAAGCGCTACCTGTAACAGCCCTTGTGTAATCCGGTTCGACTGTACTATATCTTATTTTGGGGAATTCAAGTCCGGTTGGGAAAGATGGTCTAGTTCCTATTGCTTTTTCTTTATTTTGATATAGATATTCTGTAGTATCTAAACGATTACTCGATAAAAACGAACCTCGGGAAAAGTCTATATCATGATATGTTATTGGACCGATCAAAGAACGATTTCTTTGATACCCCAATCCAGCTAATACTTCCCAACGCTTAATATAGCTTAAGCCCATTGTTTTGGAAAAAGCTAGATTTGTAGTCTCCCTCTTTTTGTAGTTTAAGTTTAAGTCTCGCAGGCTTTTAATTTGTCCAGTTTTTTTAGAGCTATAATTAAAACCTGCATATATCTCGTTTCTACTCGTATAAAGAAGCCGATTATAAGGATAATCAATTAAACCAATGTTTAAGAAATCCTTTGTTCTCTCTAATTTTGTAGGATAATAATTAGTTGAATCCGGAGAATTTCCAATTTTTGCTCTGTGAAAAGAATGAGGAGCATGACTTAAGTTAACCTCGTAGCTCTTTTTAATTTTTTCGAAAGAAAGAGAATGATTCAAGTTGATAGTATTGAATCTTTCGGCTCTTCCTCCATCTACCCTCTTATTCAAACTAATATCCGGCGACAATGCTGTAGAATATATTTCTTTTCGCAACATACGAACATGAGATATTGACATGTCTACTCTCTTCGCTAATTGGGAATCGGGATTGATTAAATGTTTAATTCCGACAGTTAAATAATTCTTTGCCTCAAGATGTGGAAAAATAGTGAAGTGGTTCGTTGATATATCCACTCTCTTTGCTATTTCGTTTTTTAATCTATAAATATGAGAGCCTGAAAAAGTGTTGTAGGCCTTTGCTCTTTTAAAGCTAAAAAGAGAAGACAAACCTATACCTGCGTAGCTCTTAATATTAGGTGACGAAGAGAAAGAGTAATTTACATTTGCAACTTTGAAATCACCTAACTTGTCTGCCAAATCAGAAGCGAAATTAATAGTGGGAAACCCTTGAAGATACGCTTTTCCGACTTCGTTAGCAGCATGATTTAAAGTCAATTCCTGTTTATAGTCAAAACGATGAAAACTATAAGCAGTATGATTTAAAGTTAATTCCTTCTTGAAATCAAAATAAAGAGACCGACTGTAATAATATTCACTACTAATCGCTAAGTCCGAAGAGCCGCTTTCTAGGGTATCCGGAACAATACCAGTCGGGTTAAAGCTATATCCAAACCCGGAATAATAAGTATTAAATCCTCCTGTATTGTAGACGGGCGGCGCTGTAAAGAATAACGACACGTTTCAAAATTAATATTCGATTAAATCAGTCTTAAGATAATGATAGCCATAACCATCCAAGACCGTTGTCGTTATTCCGTTTCCAGAAACCGCCTCATTTAAAGGATCTTTATTTCTTTGTATTTTTAATGAATTTAAATCTGTAGCATGAATAGAATAGATCTTTTCCGTCTCATAAGGGGAACCTATATCTTTTACGGGATAATCGATTCTGGAAAAGGATCCAGATGTAAAAGAATATGGAGACGTCGTAAAAGAAACTCCGGTCCCGTAATGACATTCTGACAAAAGAATGTTGAATTTTCCCTCTGATATGGCCGAAGTTTTGGTTCCTGTTATTTCTACGTACTGCCCGGAACTTAAGTTGTCAAAAGATCTATACGTTGAAACTGGTATCGATCCAGTCAAAGATTTTATATCTAAAATATCCCCATCGTTTCCCGTGATTTGAGATAATAAATTTTCTCCTGTTGATCCTAATCTAGTATTAAAGTTCCCGCTTACGGCAGCGTCTCTGGTAACGTAATCCAGCTCAATAGCTCCGCTAAGAGTTACGATTTGCCCGCTTAAAGTATGATCGTTGTTATAGCTTTTGGAAAAGGCAGTTCTTAGAGGATCACCCTGTCCGTCATTTGCGGAAACGCCCGTATCGATTACATCTAGGTTGAAACTCATTTAAATTCATCAAAGTTGTCCGGTGTTTCTAGTCCATGTGTATTTGAATGACACCTTGAGGATATGATCATTATCTTTGTGCCTTCCTGTCTCAAGTCTATAAACGTATCCGTTGTCTCTTGCAGCACCACTCATAGTGGCTGGATTTATAGACCAGTTTGTCGTCGGTCCTACCCCAATCGTTTGCCAAGCATCATGCATGACTTGGCCATTTTCAATAGAATTAGCAACTGCATTATCAAAGAAACAAAACTTAGTTAAAGTTCTTGAATCTCCAACTTGACCTGTTGCGTATTCCGCCTTTCTTAACGGTAACTCGGAAAAATATTCCCCTGATGATCTATCATTGTCCACTCCGGAAACGGCGAAAGGTTCGACTTGTCCTGTGTGAGTTGACAAGAAACAGGAAGCTCCCCTCATATCCCATGGATCCCAGAAAACGCTATTGGAAACATCTAGAAACCCTCTGTTAGTTACCTGTTCATCAAAAGTTAAATAAGAACCCACTTCCGAATTTTGATTCGGAGCGTACCAATGATCAACATTTGAATGTTGGGCTCTTTTTGATATAGTTGAGTTGTGGTTCGAGCTTATTTCGGTGTTAAAAAGATTATACCATTTTTCACCCGCACCAACACTACCGTGACCCTGATTGCCGTCAGTACGAGCGGGAAACGACGCCCAATTTATATCTGGTGTACTACCCTGTCCCATATCTTGTCCATACCTATTGACAGGACGCATTACTAAAGTCATTGGGCCGTGCGAAAAGAAAGGCCGGGTACGAAAATCCTCGTAATCATCCTGAGCATTTGCAAAATGCCATAGCATATTATAGCCATACGAATTGCTGTTTGTTGTTGAATAATTGGCAGCTGAAAGACTGTTGATAGAGGCGAAATTAGTCATTTGTTTGACAGTAAAATAATCTCCCCATGGCCAATAACCAGAAGCGCCAGATACAAGCGGGTTGTTTGTTGCTGTTGGCGCTATTCCACTTGAAGAATGATGCGTATTCGTTCCTAAATGACCGTTTCCTGTTATGCAATCATGATTTAAATGTCGATTAAAATCTTGATAATCAAAAAGACTTAGTAATGGTCCGGGCCTATCCGATAACCTCTCCGTACCCACGGGTTGTTTATACCCCACCACGACCCCGTCAACGGACTGTGTCGGAACACCCTCTCCATTCTGCCAACGATTCACATAACCAAAACCCGGTCCAAAATCCACGGCTCCAACCGCAAACGGTTCGTTACATGCTCCTCCAATATCTTGAGGCGTGGCTCTACCATGAGCATCAATTCCAACCATTCCGACCTTTTGTAGTCCATGTCTGTCAAGATCACTCGCTGATCCGCTCCAAGCAATAGTAGGTAGATTCCCATCTGACCCAGTCGGGACAACTCCGGCAGCACTCGGCGTTACCGGATCCAACTGAATATTAAGTTCGTATTTAACCCTTAGGTACTGACCCACTCTTACAACTTCCGGATCAGGTCTTCCCGCAGCTGTATTGCCATCTAACACAACACGAGAGAAAAGTTTCTTGGCTCCGGGTGTTTCCTTAAAGCCTAATTCGGTGATTACAGTGTTTTGTTTTTGAGCTAAGAAATCGAAAGTCCTAAATAATTTCAGATACCTGTCATCTCCACTAGAGTAAATATCAGAACCACAGTTACCACTACCGGGAAGATAAAATGAATTCATCATTGCCGGTTTTTCCAGTTGGGTATCAAAAATGGTCGCGGGAGAAACTGAACCTGATAGCTGATCTCCAGCAACACAAAACTGAAACACCTGAGCCCAAGGCATATAAGCTATTTTATCCAAACCACAGTCAAGTATTAGGTTCTTGCTCCAGTCCCCTTCGCTTTCTACTGATCCATCGGGGTTAATGACAGAAGTCTTGTACTGACCCGCAACAACCCTGTTGAATTCTATCTCGGGAATCTCTATAACCTTTTTGGGTTCGTACTTCATCTTATTTAGTTTATTACACTTTTTATGGGGCTTCAGTGACAAATACGGCAGACCAGTCCTGCAAATCCGGATATTGGCTTTTATAATCTCCGTGGTAAGTTGCAGCGAGAACATAAGTCTGTCCGCTGGGAATAATTACATCTCTTGTTGGTTTTTGACCTAACCAAAGAAATTCATCAAAATCAAAGAAATTTAAAGCTCCGTTTCCTGAATTATTAAACGTTCTAACCTGAAAACTCCCTCGAGTTCCCTCTAGTCCTGTAAATTTTAGTACAGAATTATTATGGTTTAATATAAAAGTATGAAATTCGGCGCTATTATCAAATAGATACTGGCCGTTATGTCCAGTAGTGCCTGTCGGGTTTGCTATTTCGACTAAGTCTCTGAAGTCAGGATCTCTTTCTCCGTCCAGCTTTAAGACCTGATTTTCCCTGCCTCTAGTTCCGTCTACATATCTAGGGTCTATTTTATCTAACCCATGAGACATTGATTATCTTCCCTCAGCTAGAATTTTTTTAACCTTATCGGGAATACTTGTATTCTCGTTTTCAGCTGTTGCTGGTTTGCGATAAGCTGATATATGCTGATTGAATTCTCTCAACAATCTATCAGTTAACATATTTCGATTATCTACGGGAATTATTCCTACTCTAGAAGCGTGAGCTTGAAGATCAGACATGTTCATATCGAAGATTTTTGATTGATAAGTGTCCAGATCATTAGTTCCGTATAGACTTGTTCCGTCATCTCCCCAAATTTGGTCTAAAGTGGTGGGGACGAATTTGGCTTCTACCTTTCCATGAGCCTGTTTAATATCACCTAATTTCTTTTTTTTCCTTTTTGCTGCCATTACCTTTTACCTTTCCTTATTATAATAATAAATACACTTTTTGTCCAAAAAATAGAAATAAAAAACCCGCCAGCCGAAGCTGACGGGTTTTGAATATTTACGTCTATCTTATATATTAAGTGCGCTTGATATGAGCACCAATAAGAACACGAGCGTCAATACAGACACGTCCCTCTTCGACAGAACCGTAGAAACCGGTCTTGTCGGCACGTTGTGAGTATTGGTCGTCCGGAAGAGCGGTAAACGTAGATCCAGACTCGGAGTTGCGAGCAACAGGTCGAATCAAGGCGTCACGCGAAGCGTCAACACCAATACAAACCTCGTGACTAGAACCATCAGCAAATGCAGTGGTTACAGAGGCACCAGCAGCACTCGTGCCACCAGCGATACCTGCAGCATCACTGAAGGTGTCATACAGAGTATTGTACTTCTGTCCGACACCGAGCTCAAGCATATCAATAATATTGATACCGAAGATACTTGCGATACCGGCAGCTTTATAAGCGCCGCTCTTAATATCCTCAGGGAGACTCGCATCAGCGTTATTACCGATCGGAGAGTATGACATAGCCCTAACGTCTTGTTTGACTTCAGGACTTACATACAAATCGGTGACACCTTCCGAATAAGGAACCGCTGGAGAACCAGATGCGAATGAGGAGTTCATCCTCTTCGCCTTCGTGATCATAGCGTTCAAGATATCCAAGTTAAATAACGCCGTGCTACCAACTTGGTTAACAATGTGAGAACCCTTGGTTGAAGCAGTTGCAGCCGTACCCTCAGACAAAGCCTTAAGTACAACAGCCCAAGCATTACGCTCTTGCTTAACCAAAATCTCTTGAGCCATACGCTCAACAGCTTTGCTCACAACATCCAAACGTCCCCTACGAGCGTACTTCTTCAAGAAGCTCACAGCAGAATCGAGGCGGTAAGTTTGAATCTTCAACTCTTGCGCACCTGCGATCTGTGAACTGGGAAGACCGCCAGCCATATTCTGCGACCAAGTGGTCACATAATTGTCGGCGTTTCTTTGCTCATAGAACAAATCAAGAGGATAACTAGGGTTATCATCTTCGTCAAATTCTACATTGCTATAAATAGCAGAGGCTGTATCAGCCTGTAGAAGTACCTGTTGAATCACAGGGCCGATAAAAGCAGCAAAAGCCTCTGTCGCTTCGCGAGAAGTCTCAGGACGCTTTGAGCCCATAGCCTTGATTAATTCAACCTGCTCTGGAGTATTTTTAAATTTTAACTTCATAATATTTTTTCTCCTATTTTACAGTTCCAATTTAACCAAAACAGAGCCATCTACATCAGCGGCACCCAAAGCTTTACCAACTTTGGCGTTTTCAGCGGCAGTAACAGTCATTTGACCATTTCCAGTTGTATAAACCGAAGCGCCAGCAGTTACAGCATCTGGGCCAACCCAATGATTTGTTCCGAAAAGGAACACGCCCTTGGTGGCTACCGGAACAGCTTGACCGCTGATTGAAGTTTGAAGTTCGGCCGCTTTCTGCGGGTTGAATTTCAACTGCTCTCCGTTTTCATCGTATTCTCTTACGTCATAAAGAGTAATACCTAACGGGGTCTCAGAACCTCCGTTACAATATTCTACTTCAGCCGTAACTCCATAACGTTGAGAAACAACGTTATTGTATCCAGCACCGGCATTGCCTAATGTGTTTGACTCATCAGTGTTTTTCCAACCTGTTCTAACTTTAACAACCGAACCGGCGTAAACTACGACGTCGGAAGTTAAATGAACGGCGGTATCATTGAAGGCAAACAAATTGACAACGTCGTGCTCATCATAATCCCTAAAGGGTTTTAATCGTTCGTTGGCCATATTATTTTATATCTCCTAATTTTTTCACATTTTAATATCGAATTGGTCGATATCGAAAGCTTTACTATATTTTTCCGTAATGGAAGGATCTTCAGCAGGAGCAGAGACGGGGACAGTTTCCTTATCCACTTCTGCGTTTTCAACCGCAGTCTCTACAACCTCTTCAGGGGTAGAAGCTTCTACCTCTTCTTTAATCTCTTCTTTCCCCTTCTCTTTCGAAGACAAAAGAACCGACATATTCTCATCATAAGAAGTAAACTGGTCTTCCGACAAGTCTTTAATTTGAGCGGCGAGAACCTTTCGGTCTTCGTCGGTCAAATCATAGCGCTCGTCGAAAGAAGCCATTCTTTGATTGAACTGCTCTAGCTGTGCCCTCTCAACCTTTTCGGCGTTAAGGACGTCTAGTTTTTCCTGCACGGACTCTAATTCAGCCTTAAGAGAATCATGCTCTTTGACCAAACTTTCATGCTGTTCACGGGTCTCACTAAGAGCATCTTCCTTTTCTTGCTTTTCTGAAGTAAATTTCTCAGAAGCGTCTTTCAGACTCTCTTGGATGTATTCGTGAATAGCAGAAGCTTTTAGAGTCTGTAGGGACTCATCCGTGATATCTGTGATATTTTCTATTCTCATCATAGCTTCTACCTTTTCAATGTTTACATTTGTTTTAGTATTTTGGGAAATTTTTTCTTGCTTCGGATCAGAGGTTTTGGGTTCGAATTTTATATGAGCCCGAAGCGATTCCGCTTCTTCTTGCGTCTCCGCTTGTACCTCTTCGTCTGAAGCAGTAGCAATTCCCTTAACGTCAGCGGCCGGAGACTCAGTCAAACCAATTCCCAAGGGAATAACCTTGTTTATAACTTTTCTATAAACGAAAGTTCCATCTTTAAGCTTGCCTTCTCCGCCAAATCCTTTTAGTTTGTCTTTATGTTTCTCTATTTCTTCAGGGTCAGAAATCTCAGTAGCGTTCTCTATATTTTTCTCTTCCCCCTCTAAAACCACCAAATTGTAATCATTAAAACCCAATTCCCAACTTGCGCTAACATTCATATAGTCCTCACTTGTTGGATCGCTTGCGTTTTCAATTTTGTCCGATAAATCTTTGTCGATGATTTTCCAAACAAGCCCTCCAAGGGTGACATTGAAGGGGCTTTTCATATCTTTAACTTCCTCTTCTGTTAACGGTTTGTCTTCACCGAAGGATGAAAAACTTGCGGTTAAAATTGTACCAATTACAGATTTGCGATTGTGCTCTATATTAACTGGCTTGTTAACGAAATTTTTATACATCGCCATAGCCGTTTCGGTATCAACAACGTCACCATTCTTATTGACCCTGTTTGCGACAAAAGCATTAAAAGCTATTGGCAGCAAATCATAATTTTCTTCTGTATCGATTTTCGGCAAAAACTCTTCTAGGTCAACCATCGAAGCCAAAGCTAAATATTTATCTTTATCCTCGGGAACCAAGGGTTTTATATGCGAACTAAATATAGTCGTGTATTTTGTTTTCATGTTTTTTATATTTCTATATCTACGAGCTTAGAAAATTCATCTTCCTCCAAATAAAATTCGTCCACATCGGAAAAAGTAATTTCATCCAATTCAAACGCGACGCACTCTTTCTTAGCTTCCTCTAAATCTTCAACAGAGGGCTCAAAGTCGGAAGCTACTGCTTCTTTATAATTTTGAAGCCCCAAAAATAATTTTATAAAATTATTAATTTTCGCCACACAATAAGAAATATCCTGATTCAAGCTGCCTGCGTTTCTAAAAACTTTTATTAGCTTTTCGCCGCTCAAACCTTTTGTTTCTTTCGCTTTACCGTCTAAAAAACTTTTTATTTTTAACGAATGATCCACAAAGATATCTTCTTCTGATTTCTCTTCGCTAGCCGTAACGTCTATTTCTAAGGAGTCGTTATATTTTTCGACGGTCATCTATTGATATATATACACACAATTACAACTTTTTAGAAAAAAACCCGCCCAAAAGGGCGGGTCTAACGAGGTTTGTCTCAACTCTTCCTCAGGTTAGGACCTCAAACCTACCTTAAACGAAGAGAGTGTGCGTAAAAAATTACTCTGAACCCAAAGTAACCTTCGCTTTTCCTCTCCCTAAAGACACGGCCGGAAAATTCCAGTCGAACTTAAAGTAGGGAAACTTAAGCATAAAACCTTCCTTACTTACTTTAACGTCGAAAGATGTTGACACATCTTTTCCCGCACAAACAGTAGGAAGCGGTGCCTTGACACCAAGGAAAGGAACCGTAATATGAGGATCGGGCTTAACACCTGCACCAAACCACTTCTCCTTCTTTTCCTGCGCGTTAGCGGTAATGGAAAAGACCATCAACATTGCAACTATTGCTAGTATTTTTTTCATAATAATATTATTTATCAATTTTTAAGGTTTCTATCTCAGCTGACTGATCAGAAATAACCTTAAGAGTGTCTCGGGTAAATTCAGGGACATGCTCCCAAGCTTTGTCTATTTGGGGATGATTCATCATTCTTTGAACTATATCCTGAGGAACAGTGGGTAAGGAGATGTGATTATTTGTTGTCTTGCAACTTGTTACGAGACTTAGCGCGCTCAAAAGCACTATCAATCTCGTTTTGAGTTTTCTTCCAATCACCTTTTACCTGTTCCTTTTTACCTCTCTCTATTTTATCCACTTTCTCCTCGTATGTCAAAGTTTTTTTGTCTAGAACTCTGAATAAAGAAGAAAATATAGCTAAAATAGACTTAAGCCACCCCATTACCCATTTGGCGTATTGGGGTCTACGGGTGCCGGAGCTTCTTCCCCGTTAGCTGCTTTTGCAGCTTCCGAAGTAACCCCCTTGCGGAGGAAAACGACCATCATAGCCGCGAAAACGGCCTGAATAGTAACAGTTAGATCAACCTCTCCGGCGAAATACGCGCCGAGAGCCGTTATAACCGCTGCTCCAGCGGTGAAATATGTCTTTTTACCTGAAAGTGTTTTTTTCATGTCGAAACTTATTACACATTTTTTTTATAACTGAGACTGTTATAGAACTCTATCTGTTGAGGAATAGACAAAATTAGTTCTAACTCCAGAGAAAAGATTTTCAGCAAAAGTTATAGTAGGAGTACCGGTTCCTCCTAATGTATTTGACAAACTATATTGATATGGTGCCTGAAGAACTCCTCCAATATAACATTGAATTTGTTGTTTGTGTAATATATCAGCTTCGCCGGAATTCACTCCGTCTATATCATATATACTTGATACCCCTGTCATTTCCAAAGCGCTTACGCCAGTAGTTGCTGTAAAACCAGTCTCATGTACAACATTTATTTGAGTTTGAAATACGCCAGTCTCACTAGCTTTTACTAATCTGTCCCCAGTTACATGAGGAATAAAGTTAAAATTAAACCCTCCAGTATATTCTAGATCCCCGCTTAGTGTTTCATCGAATAGAAAGAAAGCGTCCTCTTCCGAACCTCTATCTATTACAAAACCTCCCGAACCAAAAGTTATGCCTACTCCAGACTCCCCGCTGTTTATTATTATAATATTGTCTTTAATGGTGGAGTCTACCGTATTAAGCGCAGTTTGCGTACCTGTAACGGTCAGGTCCCTTATAAAGACATCATTATGAAAAGTTTTTATTCCGTATACATCTTGATTTGAATATTTATCCAGAAAATCACCGGTCATGGTTTGCAAAACCACACCAGTTTGAACTACCTGCTGCCAAGCTCCAGTAACTTTAATGTACGAAGCTTGATCGGTAGCTAAATCTCCCGAAGTATATAATACTGCGCCATCAGCTACGTCCAGAGGAAAACCAGTAGGATCCCCAGTCGGCCCTACAAATCTATCTCCAGCATATCTTTTAACAGGCATATTAGTCTCCCAAAGTGAAGGTTACATCGTAGTAGGCTCCTCCATTCATATATTCAACTACTGAATCGAAAACAAGATCAAAGATATGCTCTCCCACTCCCAACTCCACCTGATGTTCGTAAGCGTAAGGACTTGAGAAACTACCCGGCTGATCGTTTAATACTTCGTAAAATTGACCTGAACCTTTATAATAGTCTGTCCCGTAGGGAGATTTGCCGTCCTTAATTGCCTGCAAAGGATTATTTCCTTCAAACTTAGCTGCAGGAATGTATCCCAATCCGTTTATAGGATGGTTGTTTTCAGTTGAAGTTCCGCCGTTACCAACACCAGTATAATCTCCCGTATACGCTAGCTCTACCGCGTTTCCCACAGAGCCCTTCCAATACTTTTTTATGGTTGGGTCCCATTTGAATATCCTTACTGGACCTTTATAAAAATTTTCTTCTGTAGCATCGCGCAAAAACACTCCAAGTTGCGGAGCCATCGCTTTTATTATTGGTGTCGTTATCCAACCCGGCTTAACCGTATGATCTATAGTCAAAGTTTGCAGATCTCCTCTTGACGTTAGAAAATCATTATATAAATCATATTCCTCTAAAGCATTAGCTTCGGCGTCCTTTAAGTTAAAGTTTGATATTATATTTTCTTCATCGTCGGTTTCCGGATTATAATACCCCAATAAAACTTCTTTTATTCGCTTATTAGGATCTAAATGCATATCCCAAATATCAAGATTACTATCCATCCCCAATCCTTTGATGCTGATTGTTAATGTTTTTGGAGAGCCTATTGTAACTGTTACCTTCGAAGTTGCTTTTTGCCTATAAAAATAATGATGATCATGAAAGGAGCCAACTGTGCTCCTGTATCCATTATAACCAAACTCTTGAATAAACTGATCTATTTCATCGTTCTCTAATTGCCCGTAAGGGTAGTCAATTGATGCTGAATCAGGATGAGCCAGCTCAACCACTTTTTGTCCCGCGTCTTTTTCGAACCATAACTTTATCGTGCATGATTTGCAGTCTTCTGATTTGCTCGTTTCGAAAGGGTTTTCTCTATGCGTAGCCTTGTGAATATCATCAGTGTAACGAAGGGGGTCTCCGATAACCTTGTCGGGATGTTCGGCGTGGTTGTCTGCCGTAACCCACTCTACAGGGGGTGTCCCCCTCATCCAAACATAAAGAAAATTTTTCGTTATAGAATTGACATATCTTTCAAAACAATCGTCGGTGCCGTCTTCTATTTGACAAATTGGATTTACAGTTTCCCATTTCCAGATATCTCCATCCATTTGAAAAACTGTTTTAAGCTGAGCGAGAGAACTAATAGGAGTATACCCATCAGCCCTGTCAACTTTTGTATCTCCGTCTACGTCTTCGTTCAGACTTTCAAATTCGCATTGTCCGTTATATTTGCTGAGCTCATGTCCATCTAAATTACCATGCGGTACACCTTTTATGTATTTTTCCAAATGGACTTTTTTCCCGCTAATTCTGTCTATTTGAACGAAAGGGGTTTTGAGCACCCACCCCGGTTCATCAAAATAAGAAGGTGATCCGTCGTTTTTGTTGGTATTAATTGTCTCAGCGCTATAATCTGCTATTAGATTAGTCTCTAATTCTAGACAACTATCGGGACTAGGAGCGCTCTCCTTACCTAAAGTTTTCCAAAACGCTGTAGGAAAAGGCTGCATTATAAATCAAAACCGGTTATGTAACTTACAAATATTGCAGCATTGATTCTTACGAGAGTATATACGTTTGTTTGGTTGCCTCCCACTTTAGGAGTACTTCTGTTTCCATCTGGATCCATGGGCCATAGCACAGAATCAGGAACATTTGTAAATGAATTTGGCTCGCTATATGCAGGTTGGCCAGAGTGGAGAAAACAATCTACTTCGCTATTGGTCGTATTTGTTACTGCAAGAGTTAAGGTCTGTCCATCTTTTACTCCTAGGCTATCATAATGTACGGATGCACTCGTTTCTTTATGATGTATATTTCCGCTAGCCCAATTTAAGACTGTGTTTTCAAGTGGGTCAATATAAGGAACATGATACGAAACTCCAGATTCAATTTTCAAATCTCCAGAAAGATATAGCGTGACATTAGGCAACCCAGTAGTCGTACCTACAACTTCCGGTCCTCTAATTTGCACGTCGCCACTTATCGGACCACCCCATTTAGAATAACAATGATCGCCGGTCATATCTCGATCTACAAAATTTCCAGTTTCATTTTCTCCGACAAAAACGCCAGTATCGAAATACTCCATAGCGTTTCCAAGCGCGTTCACCTTGACAATACGACCCGCGGCGCTGTATAAACCACCAGCTACCTTATAGTCACTTGGGGTATCCGATAACCCAGTAAAAGCAAGATCTACTGTAGTTATAAAGTCGCTTATGTCGCCCGCCGTTACGAAATTACCAGTGTTCGTATATGTAATTATGGTTCCTCCAAAATTATCTAAAGCGTGAGATTGATCTGTTGGAACAGCCCTGTCGAAAGCGTTATAGTATAGTTTTTCGGGAGCTCCTTGAGGAACTCTAAACATTAAAGACTCTCCAGCCGTTACGGCTGTACCTACCGGTTTATCCATACCAGAAGGCCACAGCAAGCTTGTCCAATCTGCATGAAGATCATTGGCAGATGTTACATAACCCGTCGAAATACCAAAATAAACAGAAGATGGAAGTTCACCTGTTATGTTAAATTTATATGTACTTCCTTTTTGTAAAGATAATTCAGGCTGGCTTAAGAGTGGTCCCGCCTTCCCGGAATTAGCGGGATGGGTTTCGGTCATTCTAATATGACCAACGGCAGTAAGTGCATCAACATTGTATTCTGCGCAGAAATTATCCCCAGACGCCAACAAGTTACCGGTCATGTCCTGATCTACAAAGTTTCCAGTTTCGTGATTCGCGACGAGGAAACCCGTCATGTCTTGATCGACAAAGTTTCCGGTTTCCGAAGAGAAAGTGAGACTACCCGACGGAAAGAATCTTAATCCGTCTCCATCAGCATTAACTGTCACAAAGTTGTTTGAAGAGAAACTATAATTACTTGGCGTATCGTCCAATCCGGTAAAAGCAAGATCCCGGAACGTCAGTCCATCAAAACCATCGTTAATCGTTACAACTTTATTAGCGTCGTTCGAATCTAGTGTGATGTCGCTCAATTGAGAAAAAGAAAGTTGAGTTATGAAATTACTTATTTCATCAGCCCCTACAAAATGACCAGTATTAAAAAAGTCCAGTTTATTGACTCCGGCAATATCTCGTACATAAACCACTTTACCTAAATGCCCAGCCATAGATGTAGGATAGGTATCACCTAAATCTGTCCAGTTAGAAGAGCCTCCTCCACCACTACCACTTATAGCACCNTACCCAGAATATATTAAACCGTCANCATGTTGATTAACCACNACAAGTTGNCCNGNNGNCCCNTATNCTCCTNNTGGTAAACCATTAGCNCCAGTATTAACATCTGTTAAACCAGTAAATACCCCATGAGAGGTTGTAGCCCAGTCAACATTCCCTNNTCCGTCTGTNTTNAAGTAAGTATTNGCNNCTCCATCTGCCGTCGGAAAAGTGAAAGCGTTATTGAATACAACTTCTCCATTTGCCCTGACGAGAAAAATAGATTGTGCATCAGTAGAACCTCCCGTTGGACTAATGCCGTCAAATATCCCAAACGTAGCTACATTGTCATTATTAGAATCTAAAAATACACTGACTCCCTGATTGGACTCCAACGCTACGCCTGATTCGAAACCGTTTTGATTGTCGTATTTAAACCATAGGGAATTTTGACCCGAAAGACCCGGTAGCCCTCCTTGCGCTCCAGACGGCTCACCCATGATTTTTTGCACATAAGCTCCGGAGAAAATATGATTGGGATCTCCCAAGCCAAATTGAAGATTTCCGCTCGGGATTATATCTGTATTTACTAATCCCTTTAAGGCTATATGGTCTCCGCTCCCGCTACCTAAGTTAATTTGTCTGGAATTTAAAAATTCTGCTATCGTTCTCGCGCTTGCGCTGGTTACACCAAGTGTGGCGTCTGCGAAAAAACGTAGATCGTGCTGGTTTCCTATGTTCAATGCCGAGGGATTAGCTCCGTAAAAAAAATAATTTCCGCTTCCTATATTATCCTGAGTATTACCAGTCGCCGAAACCCCTAATAGCAAATAATCATTATCGCTGTTCTTGGCTTGAAATTGGGCATAAGCTTGTCCAGTATTGCTCGACCAAATACTTACGGTCGCCAAAGTCCCTGTTTCTATACCGTCAAAATTCCTTCCGTAGAAATTTCCCCACCTGTCAACAGTTGCGTTTCTTCCAAGCTCATTCTGCTGACCAGAAACTGGATACAGAGCTACGGTGTTATCTCTTACAATACCTGATGTTAAACTATTGCTACTAGACCATTTTGCATAATAACCAGTCAAGCCTTGACCCGTTGGGAAAACACCCGTCTCATCTTTGTTGACTAGAATTCCGGTCATGTCTTGATCTACGAAATTACCAGTTTCATGGTTCACTACAAAACTTCCAGTTTGATTTTCGCCAACAAAAACTCCCGAATTAAAATATTCCAAAGCGTCTTCAGCTGTATTGACCCTGAGAAGATTCCCAACATTGCCCTTGACATTCGGCGTATCTGATAATCCAGTAAAAGTTTCCGTATCGGCTCTCAACTTAAAGGGACCGTTGAAACCTCCGAAAACTATTTCTTCTCCGCTTTGATAATATTTTCCGCTTACGTCAATACCCGGATCGAATACGGTTTCCCAACCAGAAATTAAAAACTTTCCAGCAGTTCCCCCTTTTGGAATAAGTTGTATAGTTTGCTTAATATCGGCTTCAGATTGTCCATCTGCAAACCATAAGGCTGTATGTTCTTTATTTGATCCGTAATTGTAAAACATAACCCCAGAGTGAGAGCTTACCCTCACTCTTCTAGCTGCCCTTATATCCAGAGTTTCTCCGCTCGTCGGACCACTAGCGATTATTTTATTGGCCGTGTTAGTGAAATATAAATTCTCTCCCGCGGCCATTGTGACGTCACCACTAATAGTTCCACCGTATCTTTTATCCAGAAAATACCCCGTACCCAAATGAAGATCATTCGTAAAAACTAAATCTGTTCCGTCACTATTCCCCACCACAAACATATTACCGCTTATCCCGGTGGGAGTATCAGTCAAACCGATAAAAGTGCTTGTAGAAGCGGAGATGGCGTTCGCTACATCTCTAACGGAAGCGTTACGGCTTACCCCCGAATTAGCTATGATCATCAGAGCCCCAGTTGGTACTGGAGATATGCCGGAAAGTTGAGATATTTTTTTATTTGGCATTCCTTATTCCTTTAAATATATACACTTTTTAATAGAGGGGCATGTAATTCGTTACTACCAACCCGCTTGATTGTTCTAACTCTAAATAAAATCTTTCGAAATCTCCCGTGCTTCCGTCCATTGTTCCTGTCGTTTCCAGAAGATGAAAGTCTTCCAATTCTCTATCTGATAAAAACCCGCTCATAAAAAGCCCCTTGGATAAATCGTCAGGATCTATTTCTGTACTAAAACTCGCCGAAAATTGTTTATTGTCTCCTATTGCTGATGAATAAGAAAATTGATCCAATTTTGCCCTATTGAAGAAATATTTAACTAACGGTTCAGTTCTGGTTTCGAAAGGAACTGTCCCGGCTTGAATCGGTTCTTCCGTTTGAGGAGCATCACATGATTGAGGCATGTCTAAAGTTACGGTAAAATTGTAATCTTGATTTAAATTAATTAAATCAATTAAAGACCCTGAATTCATCCCTGAAACTATTCCGTTTATATTTAAACTGACCGGCGCGGTAAAGTTGACTTTTCTAGTTAGCGGGAATTTGTAACCTAAGTTGTTTTCTTGTCCCCTAGGTACATCGAAAGAGATTGAATAAGACTCCAAATGCAAAGAGTCGAAATCTATTCCTAGTCCAGAGAAAGAGTCCACGGTAAAATTAATATCTCCCGGCCTGACTACGGATACCGGGTTTCTTTCTACTCTTCTTGGTATCGTACAATGCATATCCTCGTATTGATTTCCGCTCTTCGGGTCTATCATTGGGCTTAAGAAATTATCTCCGCTCGTTTCGAACATCACGTTTTCTGCAACGTAAGAAACCTCTACTTTTGGAAAATCAGCGACAGCAGCTTCTGTTTGGTATTTTGTCATATAACATCTGCCAAAAGAGATAACATTATACCCCGTAGCGTTAGGGTCTATAGTTTCCTGAGGATCCCTTTCCGTTAATACTTCAGGTCTGGCCCCAGTATAAAGATCACTACTATCTCCCCTGACCACTAAGTAGAAATTTTTCCTATCTCGATATGTTCTCGCCGGGAAAAACGGATCATAAGTTCCTGTCTCGTAATAATAATTTTTATGCTCTTCTTCGTCCACGAAGCCAGAAAGAATTGTATGTCCCGTATTGCTAGAAAAGAATGGAGCGCCAGAGAATGGTTCTTCGAATTGAGGATAATTAATGTACATGCCCATCTTAGATTCATTAGATAGGTCAGCTACAAAATAATTAAACGAAAAATTAACCTGAGGAGGGTTTATTATAGGTCTCCCTAGAACAGACCTAGTGTTCAATTGGTTAATCTGCGTATGAGGTATAGATATATCGTACGCTAGAGACTGAACCCTATCTATTTGCTTTATTAAGTTGTGGGTTAGTAATGGATTTGAGTAATCATCGTGAGGATTTCCACCGACATAACTTAAAAAATTATGACCAGATGGTCCTATAAAGAGTCCCTCTACATTGTATATTATCCTCGACATTATTCAGCATCATATTTACTACAATATAAAATACCGGCTAGAAAATCATCTACTTGATGATCATAAGCTATGGACTGAATCTCTTTGACTCTCTCCTCATTTCTATCAATTGGCTCCGCAGCATAACGCCCCGCTTTAGCTAACCAGTTTTCCGGGTTTTCGTTTTGTATAACTATGTTGGAAATTTGTTGAGCTATCTCTTTTTGATGTTTATTTAAACGTTTCCTACTGTGCAGCTGCCTTAATGCTGCTTCCACCTCTGAGTTTAACTTGTCCGATAAATTAAGATTATCTTGAATTTTAGTTAAACTAAATTTTATTTCAGATGAAGCTTTGAGTCCTATCGGTTTTTTTGTATCGGTATCTTTTGGTCTTCCCGTACCCTCTGGTCTCCCGGCCTGTTTAGGTACTGGTTTCTTAGCTGGTGTCCCTCCGGGTTGAGCGGGCTCTTTTTTACCCATTATCGGTTCGTAAAAACCCTTATCCTTAAGTTGCTTGAATTTCTCCTGAGACAATACAGACTCCTCTTCTGTCGGCATTCTACCGGATTCGATTGCATCGATTCCTTCCTTGGGGGTAAGAACGCCCAGTTCAATCAGTCTACTGTAAACTCTAGCGTAAACCGAAGTGTCTTTTAAATCTAAATCTTCAAAATGAGGAGTCGGGTAATTCTTGAAGCCCATAACTTTCGAAATTCTTTTCATTTCGGGAATAAGAAAATCATTTATGAATATCTTTCTTCCTTCGTTTAGTCTTTCCATGAAGACTTGAACTTTAACGCTGGAGTTCGCAAATTTCTCGTCGCTGAGAAGAATGTTATTTAATCCCATCTGTATGTCGTGATTTACGACTTCGTATTTTTTCGGATCCAAAATTCCAGCTATATCAGGTACCACGAATTTGGCTTGGGTTGTGTAATCAGAAATTAAAACTCTTCCTACGGATTCGTTTTCGAAAAGCTTCTGCATAGCAAGGAGATTTTTTTGGTTTACCCCGCCTTTCTCCGGCTCTGTTCCCATCGTAACTAACAGAATGGCTTGGTTCGTAGTTCTAGTTAAAGCCATGTCCATTTTCTTCATTTCCTGTTTCCAGTTTATGTCTTCTAGAACTGGATATCCCATGGGAACAGAAAAAGGTTCGTAATCTTGTTTTTTGTAAAATACTGCTGTTATTTTTTCGGCCGGAAGAGGTATCGAAACCGAATTAATATTAAGTTTTCCTTTATCTCCTTTGATTTTTTTTCGGGTTTCCGGATCTAGATTTTCAAGAACTTGAACATCCTCTTCTGTTCTGGGGTTCCGAAGTCTTTCTAATTCATAGTCGGTTAGTACTTTTTGGAACTGGCCGGAAGAGAAAGTTATATTTCCAGATATCTGAATGTCAGCAGGATTAAGAATTATGTATTTTACCGGAAGAGAAAAAGATGCATTGTTTTGGATTCCAAATGTCTGGGTCATTCTGCCAATATCTTTCTTAGATAAGTTAGCGTCAAACCGATGAATAAAAACATTACCTGATCTATAGTACTCCCTGAAAAATCTGCTTTGAAGACTATTTATATTAATTTTAGAAAATAAAGCTTCGAAAAATTCTCTAGACTTCAGGCTTCCTCCAGTTAAGTACATATCAGTCATGGAGAATTCAGTCATTAAATCTATAGTATTTCTGAAGACGGAGAAATTATAATAAGCTTTCTGGCAAAGAATGATAGTATCCCTTACGTCAAGACTAGAATTGTTCGCCATTCCTTGGGAATATTTAAATGGAATGATACCGTCATCGATGTTTTTATAACGGTCTGTCCTTTCTATAGAACCCGATTTATTACGCCTAGATCTTGTTGACGCGAAAGAGTCCTCAAGGGCAATACCAGCCATTAAAGGCTCCTTAAGGGAATTTTCCTGCTTAGGTTTTCTACTTACGGCCATAATTACTTTAAATTTACACTCATTATACCATTCTTGGGATAAAAGTTGAATTAACTTCCTCTACCTTCAAGTCTTTCATATCATTATAAGCTTTAACCGCCCAATTAGCTAACATCAATGTAGTATAATTATCCTTTCTGGCTCTGTTTGCCGAAGTACTTCTTTTAAGATGCTGGGGAAGATCAAAAGTTTGGGTCCCTTTCGGGGTGGTTTTGACCTCCACTAGGGCACATTGTCTTTTCGTTTGATATATGAGATCGTCCTGAGATTCAATCAATTCTCCCATATCATTATACTGAGTTAACTTTAAGGGCACTCTCATCGAGGAAGATTTGGAGAAAAAGCTCCCGCAAGCCGCTGTTCTCGAAGCGAAAAATATTCTTTTATGATCTATACAGGACTGAAGATATTCATTCCCATTTCTGATAAAATCAGAGCTGAACACTTGTTTGAAGCAGATAACATGATTTTTTAGATTATATTCTCTTTTGATTCTTTTTAATTCTAGCTCATAATCTAAACCTAATTTTTCAGTATTAAAATCAAAAAACTTAATTTCAATGCCAGCCTCTCTAAAAAGCTCAGATTCATTTGCTCCATCTATAAATTGATACCCGGCGTTATCAATAATTATCATTTTTATATTAAAATGTTTATAAATATAAAAAAGATATTTTATGTGATCTTTTAAATCTCCTCCAGCGACAGCATAAGCGTGAACCAAGGCATAAGAATCTTCATCTAATTCCATAACTGACATCGCAAAATAATCTGAACTCGGACTGTTACTGAAACTGGGGTCAATAGCTAAAATATACTCCTTGTCAGAACTTCCTATTATTTTCGTATGTGGGGCTTCGCCATCTGGAATAGTACATTCGTGCATTTTTTTAGCGCTAAAGTAACTATCGCTTCCATCTGTAAATTGAGCGCAATATTCTCTTTGGAAAGAGGAATGAGACTCTCCTCCGGATTTAGCTTCCTCAATAATAGTTTCATCAATCATGTCCTCTGGGAGAGAGCGGTATCCCATTTGAGAAACAAAATAACTAGACTGAAGAATGTCGTCAGAATAAATATTACCCATCCACTCTTTATAAGTTTTGTAGAGGTTTTCGAAGCTGTAACTAGCAGAGGATAACGCAATCATTTTTGAATTATTTTCAAAAACCATTCTATCCTTCTCTTCCATTTTCCCTTCTGCGATTAAATTATCTTCGAATTCTCTTATTTTTATTCTTTCCGCAATGTCTTGAGGAGCTACTAGAAATGGCATAAGTACCGTTCTTATCGTGTCCTCCGGCAAAAGCAAAAACTCATCCAGAACAAGTATATTAGCACGGAAGCCACGAATCTTTTCTCCGCTTAGAGGGATTGCTGTAATTGTCCCTTCATTTATTTTCCATTCGTGTTGATCGTTACGTTTAGATTTCGCTCCAAAAGCGTGAGCTAACATTTGAGCTTCTTTTGACTCAACTATCTTTTCTATATTGTTAAAAATAAAACGGGCTGTACGAAAAGTCGGACCAGCAATAAGGATCTTGGTGCGAGGCTCAAAAATGCACTGAAGAAAACAATAGACGGCTGCGATAAAAGTTTTTCCGCATCCACGTCCCCAGATGCACATATTAAAGTTTCTATTAAAGAAGGCCTTCAGCGTTATTTCCTGATAAGCAGCCAACTTGACTCCGGAAATTAATTCTGTAGTGAAGCCCAAGTTAGATCTCAAAAACTTAACTAAAGAAATCTTAGCTTGTTTGTCGTCTAGCGATCCTTTCAGTTGAAGAGACTGTTCGTTTATGCTTTCTAATTTTCGGTGATATTTTTCCGGTTCGTACCACATGTCATAAAATTTTTGAATCGTAAGCTAATTGTAGGTCTATATCTTTGTATTCGCAATTACTAAAGAATATTCTTTTCATCACCCTAACTGATTCAGCGCGATCTTTAACAAAGAGAAATTGAATGTTCGGGTATTCCTGAATGACCGATCTTATATTATGAAAAATATGTTTGGGGTTAGTTCTAACTCCCTTCTTATAGGTTCTTTTTAATTTGTTAAAGACAAGACTGGATGAAAGATCGTTTTCTACTAGGATAATTAAATTAGCCCCCTCCTCTTCGGATCTTTCTATTTCGTTGCAAAAACGCTCATATCCTCCACTTAACGTGCCCACCAGATCTTGAATAGATTTTCTTTCTATATAACAATTACATGTCAACTCTTTATCGCTTAAGCAATAGTCTCCATACTTTAGACCTCTAACTTCTGTTGGGTAGTCTGGTATATCCAGAGGTTGGTGTTCTCTTGTGTCTATGTATATTTTATATTTTTTTTCCTCGTCAGGAGTGTAGCTCATAGGGTTGTCAATTTTTTTATACTTAGGCTCAAGCCCTATACTTCGGCAGAGCTCTTCATAATCACCGAAAAGTTTTTCGTAATAACCGACCGATGGGGACATAAGGGATCTTAATTCAACTTGACTCGGGGCAAATTCTAGATCCTTTTTTGTTTTCCTTTCTATAAGAAACTTTTTAAAATAATTTTTCGCAGTGCTAGGGCCTACCGAACTAAGCCATTTTTTTAGATTGTTTTTATTGTTGAAATCGGAAGAAAAATAATTTTCTTTATTCACAAAATTAATCAATTGATTATCATATTTATCTCTTCTTGGAAAATATTTATGATAGTAGTCTTTTATTTTTAATTTGTGTACCTTAAGATGGGAGTGTAAATTTCTTTCTCCCACAAAATCTTTACTACACTCTTTGCATTTAACCATTAAAAACCTCCTCTTCGGTCATTCCCATAATACGACATTTTATTTCGTCCATAGAAGAAAGGTTTTCGATTTCTTTTTTTAAGGTTTTTTTTCTCAATTCGGCGAGTTTTATCATTTTGATTCTAGATTCCTCCTCTTTCCAAATTTCCACTAAATTTAATATAGAGGCGTTCTCTTTGATTTGTTTGCTTAATCTATGACTTCTTTTCTCCTTGAGTTCATTAAGAAGTTTGGTTTGTCGGTTAACACATTGGTTGTATTCTGTCTGAGCTGTGCTAATGGACTCTACAAGACTCATGGCCAACCTTTTTCCCTCTGTCTCTTCAGCAGCTTGATCTAATAGTTCCTGAAGTCGCTCAACCCTTATTTGAATATTAGAAGCTATAACGACTTCAGCAGAAAGGACAATGTACTGATCTACTTCCTCTTGAGTTAGGTCAGGTTTATCGTTCGTATATCTCACGAAACTGCTTTCAAAAAGTTCTCTATTTTTTCGAGAGGTATAATTTGATATTTGATGCAAGAAACGATAAGTGTGCATATAGCCAATTAGTTTAGAAATACTTTTCCTATCCGAAGCTTTGATATTGTTTTTATCTATACCTTCATGAACGTATTTATTTATTCTGGCGATAGCTTTCTGCTCGCTTTTAGGAGGAACATAATCAGAGGGGGAAACTTCTTTAATTATTTCAGAAAGAACTACTTTACCGTCGATGGTTTTCAAATACTCACTTACCGCTCTGTATCTGCAATCTAGAGGAGCTATACTCTCATCAAAAAGTTCCCTAGCCATGTCTAAAGCTTTCATTGTGGAACAATTGTTGTATATATATTCTCTTTCTTCCTCATCTAGCTCATATTCTTTTTTAATATGAATGGATGTCACTGAAGCTTTTTTGCCTTTCGACGCCAAATATTTTTTTATAGCTTTTCCGTAAATGCTCCTACCATCTCTAAATTTTTCATCGACAAAAGGAAATAGTTTCGCAACTAAATCTTTTATCATAGGTGGCGTTTTAGAATTCCACAAATTATCAATTTGAATCTTTTGATTTTCTTCTAGTTCTATTTCTTGTTTCTTTTTCACAAATTTAAATCCCCATCTGATATTAACTCTTTCGCTTTTTGTATTATTATTTTTTTTAAATTTTTTATTTGCTTGTATCCCGGACTTCTGTTTTTTTCGGAAGTTTTATATCCTAGCATTTTAGCCACCTCTTGCTCTGTTTTGTCTTTAAGGTATAAATTCTCGTAAACAATCCATTCGTTCGTCTTAAGTCTAACCTTTAACTGTGCATTAAGTTTTCCAAAAAGCAAATCAAATTGAAAATCTAGAAGAGGGGTATCGAATACTTTAGGGGCTGTAGTCTCTAGAGAAGATGGTAGCTTGGTTTCGTAAGCTACTTTTTTAGTTTTCTCCCATTGAGCATACAGGGGGCAAGCTGAACCTTGGGAGCCATATATGTAACATAATGTGTCTGATTCTGCAGCGGCGCACTTAAGACAGGGACGGCAATAATTTCCATAGTTATTCCTTATCAGATTTTTTATCTGGTTGGATATTATTCTGTTAACCCAAGGAGCCAGAGGTTTCGACTGATCGTAAAGATGCCATTTTTTAAAAACGTGGATTCTTATTATTTGAGATACATCATCAAAATCCATCCAAGAAAGAGCGGTGAGATTCCACCTCTTTTTTCTTTTCTTGATTTCTAAGTCTATTTTTTTTGAACAATCTTCAAATTTTAACTTTTTCTTTTTCTTTCTTGGCATTCCTAGGACTTCTTTATGCTCCCGGCGTCCTTTAAAAAGTCCTCTTGAATGGTGTCTTTGGAATAGCTCGAATCTTTCCCTCGAATGAATGGAGCTTCCCCTTCGGCTGCGCTACCGATTATATCTTCCAGCTTATCTTTATTATTTCTATTGGTATTAAATTCGAATTCTAGGGAAGATATGCTAGTATCAAAACCTTCTCCTTCGTCTTCTTCCTCGTCTCTGTCTAATGTACGCGCAGTTGTTTTTGTATATAATTTCCCGCAACTACCGCAAAACTTAGGTTTGTCTAGCGTATAGGAATATCCTGATCCGCAACTTTGGCAATATACCTTCATATTAGTGATTTACACTATATATTTTATAAAGAAATTTTTTTTTAACCAAAAAAAGTGTAAAATAATAAAAGCTATGGAAAAGATTAAGTTTAAAAACTCGGACGGGATAGAGTATGAGCTGATATGGAAAAGGCCCCATTATAAATACAATGCTGATGGCCTATGTTATTCTCCCGAGCTTGATAACCCAAAAATCCTAGTTGACCCTAAATTAAAGAAAAGAAGGAAGCTGAGTACCCTCATAGAAGAAGTGACCCATGCTTTCTTCTGGGAAAAAAACGAAAAAGAAGTGGGAAAATTCTCGTCGGTTTTAGCTGGTTTAATTAGCAAACAGATTAAATAGTATCTAATTTCTCCAATTTAGACACGATAAATTTAGTCAACTCCGACCTGACAATATCTTCCGCACTAAACTCAAAAGTTTCTATCCCCATATTCCTACTTTCCTGATTATCAAAAATACTAAAAATCTTACCAAATCCCCCCCTCTGACCATTTTTAAGATCCGTTTGCATTGGATCCGCCAATATAAAAGCTCGTGAATATTTCCCTATACGAGTGAGAACTGTCACTATTTCCCTAAGTGAGCTGTTTTGAGCTTCATCCAAAATTACAGCTTTAGAGTTCCAACTCATCCCTCTGGCGAAATTAACTGGATGAATAGACACCCTCTTTTCCTTTTGGAGTTTTTTAACTGTCGTTTCGTTAAGCAGCTCATCTAATTTATCCATAAAGGGAAGATTGTAGTAATGTAGTTTTTCATCGGCGTCACCGGGTAAAAACCCCAACCTAGAGTCGGAACTCTCAACTGCGGACCTCATATAGATTATATCTGAAACCTTGCTAGAGTTTAATAAATGAAGCGCCGAATATACGGAAGTGAGAGTTTTCGAACTTCCCGCTGGGCCTTTGCATAAAATTACCCTTGTATCTTTTTTTGAGGATAAATCAATGAATTTTTTTTGTTTTTCTGTCCAGTTAAGTTCATCTATATAAAAAGTGTCCTTTTGTTTGAGCGTTTCCCTCTGATGAACTTTCACCTTCCCGTCCAAAATTTCAAGAGATTCAAGATCCCTTGTGGTTTTTGCTTTTGGCATTAATGTAAATTACACCAAATAAGTGTAATTACAAGAGAAAAGTTATGGACGAAATTACCAATGCTGCTCCTCAGATTGTTAATTTGATGGAAAAGGGAGAAATAACTCCAAGTCAAGTCGAAAAAGTTGCCCAAGATTTAGTGGGAGAATATGGGTGGTTTTTATTGGCTGGCCTAATAGCTATTTTAACCAAAGATTTAATTATGAACTTTGCGCAAGCTTTGGTAGTATTTTTCGGACACGATTTTAATAATGACGACATAATATATATTTCAGGTCGTCAAGCTAGAATAGTAAGGGTGGGAATAAGGACTACTTGCTTTTACATGACCGATAGGGCCAGTAAAATGGTCGTACCAAATGAACAATTAAAGCAGCTTACAATTGAGAAGCGGCTTATCCAGAATGGCAAAGTTCCATACTTACCCACTGGCGGTGACCCCAGTTATGTGGGAACCGAAGAAATTCCAATTCATCCCCCTCCTATGGAGGTAAAAATAATAGATAAAGAGAAACCGCCTTCTAGGAGAAAATGAAATTTATGATTATGAGAAAACAAACATTAGATATGAAAGAGTCAAGAATCACATATAACGACCTTTGGGAAGATCTGAAAGAGGAGGAAGCTCTCGCAGACGAGAAAGCTGGCTATCCTCCGAAATGTAATCCGGGTTATGAAGCAAGTGAAGACGGAAAAAAATGCGTTCCTGTAAAAAAAGATAAAGCTACCCACAAAAAGAAAAAGTGGTAATTATCTTTTTCCCCAGTATTTATGTTCGTAATCAGGTGTATTTTCCTGAGTCATAGCCTCTACCCATTCAGAGCTAGAGTTTTGATCTAAAAGATTATGGTGTCCGCTATTGGTGTCCGTGTGAGGGCTCCATTGCCTAGCTAATGCAAAAAGTTGAGCTTGTTCGTAACTTAAAGCAGCCACTAAAACACAAAACTTTCTCAACACAGATACTTTGGGCGGAGGGTTTATTCCTCGCTCAATTTTACGCCATATATCTTTAGAGACGCCGAGCATGATGCACATCTTCTTGGTGTCCTTGAAACGTTTTATTCTAAGCTGTTTTAAATATAAATGGAATTTCATTATTCTTATACATATAAATCAAAAAAGCCGCCTTGGTTTATCATTACTTCAGCATCCATTAACGCGTTAAATTCTTGAGCTTCGTCTATCTGTTTAATTCTATCAGCTTCTTCTATTTCCATAGCTTCCATTAGTCGTGAAGATTCTATCTCTTTATATACTGCTATGGTCTGGCCTTGTTGTGTTATAGCTTCTATATTCATTTACATGCCTTAATGATCATAACTATTCCCACAACCACAACTATACCTATAGTTATGTGGAGGTCATTGCCGGGAAACCATTTTATTTCCTTCTTGCTTTTTTTACGAGCCATTTAAACCCCTCTATAACATAGTGTCGAATCACAAATGGTGAAACAGCTATCCATCCCACAACTAAAAGAATTTTCTCTCCTATCGGGTGCTTCATTTTAATGTATTACACTTTGTATTTGCGAAAAAAAGTGTAAGTATACTTGTATGAAAAAGTACGTAATATTAGCTTTACTAGGCTCTCTCATAGCTTGCACAAATAAAGAAGCTGCTCCGGAAGCTTCTGGAGCTACTAACGTAGTCGAAGAAAAGTCCTTCGGTCAGGAGTTAAAGGAAAAAGTAGTTAAGCAAGCCACTGAAACTGTTGTAGACAAAACGGTAGATAAAGTAGCGGAGAAGGCTAAAGACGAAGCTAAGGACAAATTACTAAAGGTTTTAATCCCTTAATGTAATATATCAAAACTTCAGTCCCTGAAAAGCGACTGCCAGCCCTGATTCAAATAGATCAGGGCTTTTGGTATGTTTTTATGTGTAATTTAACCTAATGGCATATAGGACGGCAAATTTGTTATTGGATCAAGGCTCAACGTTTTCCACTACTATCACGGGATACGATGTTGATGGAAATTTATTAAATTTAACAGGATACAGTGCCAGAGCAAAAATCAAAGCGAACTATAGTACAGGAACTTCTCTTGTTGATTTCACAACTTCAATTCAATCTGGAGCTGCATATGTAAGTGGGTTGGTCGATTTATCTCTCACTTCGACTCAGACAGCTGCCTTAGCAGCGAATGACTGGAGATATGACGTTGAGGTTTATAGCGGGACCAACGTCACAAGAATACAGCAGGGATTAATAAGAGTTAACCCGGAGATAACGAGATAATGCTAAAATGGTTAATTATTATATTGATACTTCTGTGTAGCGCGGGATGTAAATCACCATTAAAAGAGATAGATTTTTCTATCACTGGTCTCGAAATGGAATTTTACGAACCGGAAGAATCAGAAAAGAAAGAAGGTTTCCAGTCATCGGGTAATTGGAAGTTTTGGGATAAAGAAGATAAAGAAAAACCTGATCTCATGAATAGAGACGGGACATTCGGACCTAAATGATATGAAAGATATCAATTCGGCATCAGACAATAAGTTCTGGTTTGACATGCCAGCAAGCCCAACTGGTCAAAGACCCTCTTCTCCCATCGCTGGACAGATAAAGTACGACACAACTGAGAACGTATTAGAATACTATAATTCCTCCACTGCTGGTTGGGTAGCGGTTACTGGAGGTGGAGGTGGGGGAAGTTCTTCTTATATTGGTTTAACGGATACCCCGGGAAGTTTAGGAACAGCCGGGCAGGCGGCTGTGGTAAATGCTGCTGGGAATGCTTTAATTTTTTCTGGAGTAAGCGGCACGATCGGTCCCCAAGGTCCGAGCGGTGCGACAGGGCCTCAAGGAGCGGCTGGATCCGACGGATCCGATGGAAACGACGGAGCGGCTGGGGCTACAGGCCCATCCGGAGCGACGGGAGCAGCGGGGACAGTAGGAGCAACAGGACCGAGTGGCGCAACAGGACCGAGTGGAACAGCGGGAGAATTCTCAACTTCATTTGACGTAACAGTAGCAAACGACGGAGGAGGGAATAAGTTTTACTTAAGTGAAGTTACCGGAGCTAGCCATATAACGGTAGGTCAGGTAAAGCAACTTGAAATTAATTTACAAAAGGGAGACACCTATAAATTTACAACAGATGCGACTACGAATGGCCATCCATTACATTTAGCTACAGCAGGAAACGGAGGCAACTATACATACGAATATACTTCCGGAGTAACAAATTCAAGAGCCGATAATGGAGATATATTATATTTCAGAGTTCCTCAATCCGCTCCTTCCAAGCTTTATTATAATTGTGGTGCTCATGCGGACATGGGTGGCACAATAAATATCGGAACTACTGGAACTGGAGGCGGCGGTGGCGGAAGTTCTACATTCCTTGGATTAACCGATACTCCGGGATCATTTACAGCTAATAACTATATTAGAGTAAATTCTGTAGGGGATGCCTTGGTATTTACAGAAGGATCTACTGGTGATGGAGTCGCATTTAGTCAAGTTCATACCGGAGATGGAACTACAACGAATTTTATTCTTACGAATTCTGTAAGCAATGTAAAAGACTTGTTGGTTTCGGTGGAAGGCTTAATTCAAATTCCCACTGTCGATTATACTATAACGGGAACAACAGGAATTTCGTTCACCACAGGCGTAACAAGTGGACACTTAGTTGACGTCCGTCACTTAGCTTTGCCAAGCGGCGCAGCAGGAGCAGCAGGAGCAGCAGGAGCGGCTGGAGCAGATGGGATCACCTCAGGTGTTGCCTCTACTAATCAAGGAATATTTACTGGTTTTAATCTCGCTGGTACGGCAACGGGAATTGTTCAATACGCGAGTGGTTCTGTCGCGGGGCTCGATCTTGCGGACAACAAGTGGGATGTTTCAATTGTTGAAGAAACCGATTCTGGCGGAGAAGTTGGTGATGCAAATTGGACCGACGTTTCACTCCTGCTGCCGCTTGACGGAGCAAACGCTGCGACATCAACAACCGATGAAAGCGATAATAACCATTCCATAACTTTTGCTGGCGACGCTCAAATTTCCACAGCACAAAGCAAGTGGGGTGGAAGTAGTTTGTTGTTTGATGGAAGCGACTATGTGTACGCTGCTAATTCTACTGATTTTCAATTTGGCACTGCTGGTGATTTTACGGTAGAATTTTGGCTCTACCCGCTCTCTTTAGGCGCTGATAATGGGCTTTTTAGTACTCACCAAAGTGGTTCGACAGGTTTTAGCATTAATATACAAGGATCTACGGGGCGGATCGATTGCTACGGTGGCGGACAAGGAACTTTTATTGCAACGAGTGATGTTACTGCGGGTAAAATTTCTCAAGATGTGTGGACTCATTTGGCTCTTGTAAGATCTAGTGGAATTATAAAGCTATATAAGAACGGAACCTTGATGTCCGGAGGAACTTATGATCAAGCAGGGGGGGCAGTCGATACTGACGGTACTAGTGGCGCGTACTTGGGGCAGTTTTATGCAAATAATTACAACGGTCAATTCTGCTTAAACGGTTATATGGATGACGTTAGAGTCACGAAGGGTGTTGCTCGTTATACGTCCAATTTCACACCACCTGCCGAAGCGTTTTATACAAGTGCTTCTACTGCTATTATAGAAACCAAGTACATCAGTCAAATTGGCGGTTGGGACGACACCGACGTAGACTACGGCATTAAGAAAATTTCTAATTCCGAACTTTCTGTTAAGAAGATGGGGGCGGATGTCGTGAGTCGTCCTATCGATAGGTTATATGTCAATGTTCAAAGATTAGGAGCGATTGGTCAAGGTGTTGCGTTTAATCAAACCTTTACGGGAGACGGAACTGGAACTCAATTTACTTTAAGTAGCACAGTCTCAAACGATTACGATTTATTAGTTGATATTGATGGTTTAACTCAAGTTCCTACAATTGATTATACAGTAAGCGGCACTACGCTAGCTTTCACTACTGGCGTATTAAGTGGAGACTTAGTAAATACAAGGTACTTGGCTTTGGGGCCAAGCGGGGCTGATGGAGCCGACGGAGCAGCGGGGGCTACAGGCCCGAGCGGAGCGGCAGGAGCAGCAGGGGCGACAGGTCCGAGTGGCGCTACGGGAGCAACTGGACCACAAGGAGCAGCTGGAAACGACGGATCTGATGGAAACGATGGAGCAGCTGGTGCAACAGGCCCGAGCGGTGCTACTGGCGCTACTGGACCACAAGGTGCTACTGGGCCAACTGGAGCGATAGGAGCGACAGGAGCGCAAGGCGCAACAGGCCCGAGTGGAGCAACAGGCCCGGCAGGATCAACTAATTTTACAGGACTGACGGATACTCCCGGAAGCTTCGGAACTGAAGGCCAGTCAGTTGTAGTAAACGCCGCTGGTAATGCCTTGGTTTTTTCCGGAGTTAGCGGAGGGGGAGGCGGCGGCGGAAGTTCCACTTTCCTCGGTTTAACTGATACACCGGGAAGCTTTACAGCCAATAAATATCTGACTGTCAATTCTGCAGGGAGCGCAGTTCAGTTTACATCTGCTAGTCCAACAGGGGGAGTTAAGTTTCATCAAACCTATACGGGAGACGGAACGACAATCAATTATCTTTTAGATGCTGAAGTTAGTAATTCTCAAGAAATGTTGGTTTCGGTCGAAGGACTTATTCAAACTCCATCTGTAGATTATACAATGACTGGAACCACTGGAGTTTCCTTCTCGACGGGCGTCGTAAGCGGTCATGAAATTAGTTTTCGGCATTTGGGGGGTTTGTCGGGCGCTCCGGGCGCAGATGGGACGGTCGGATCGGGTTGGGCTACAACTGATCAGGGATATTTTACCGGCCTAGATCTTACCGGTTCAGCAGTTGGGATTGTACAAAATGCAAGTGGTTCTGTTGCGGGGCTCGACCTCGCCGATAATAAGTGGGACGTTTCGATTGTTGAAGAAACCGATTCTAATGTAGTAACTGGTGACGCAAATTGGAGTGACACTAAACTTTTGCTTCCTCTCGACGGAGTAGATGCAGTAACCAGCACAAGCGACGCGAGTGACATCGGCAATACTGTCTCTTTTAATGGAACGGCCCAGATAGATACGGCACAGAAAAAATTTGGATCGTCTAGTCTCCTTTTGGATGGAAATAGTGACTGGATTGAGGTTCCTGATAGTAGTAATTTTGATTTTGTAGATTCTGATTTTACTGTAGAGGGTTGGTTTAGGTTTAGCTCATTGGGAGATAATACTTTTTTTAGTAGTTTCGCTAATAGCACCGCTGCTTCCAGACAATTTTATTTGACTCGTTTTAACTCTAGTAATCAATTTAGGTTGGGTTACCAGTTTGAGGGAGGGGCCAATAGTGACACTTATTATACATGGTCGTCAGCCGCTATTAATACATGGTATCATATAGCTCTAGAAAGATACGGAACAACTATTAAGGTTTATATAGATGGCACTTCTGTTATTTCCGTAGCAGCGAGCACTAATTCTCTTCAAACTGGTGAAGACCCATTTAGAATAGGAGCTTTTAATGACAACACAACGGGAAGTCCTACTATAGTTTGGCATTTTGCTGGGTGGGTAGATGATGTTAGGGTAACCAAAGGTTTAGCTAGGTATCAGGGTAATTTCACACCGCCCTCAGCAGCATTTTACACAAATGCTAATGTTAATATTACAGACACTAAATACATCGGTCAAATCGGCGGCTGGGACGATACCGATGTTGATTACGGTATTAAGAAGATTTCCAATTCGGAACTTTCCATTAAGAAGATGGGAGCTGATGTCGCAGATCGCCCCATCGATAGGCTTTACGTTAACGTTCAAAAACTGGGGGCTGTTGGAGAGGGAGTTGCGTTTAGCAACACTTTCACGGCAGATGGTATTGTTTCTGGTTTCGCATTGGATAGTTCCGTTCCTCAAGCAAAGGATCTTCTGGTTACTATTAATGGTATCATACAAAGACCCATTGTCGATTATACCCTAAGCAATAATACCGGAGTATATTTTAATTCAGCTTTAACAAGTGGGTTTAATGTTGAAGCTCGACATTTATCCCTCGGGCCAACTGGCGCACCGGGACCAGCAGGCGCTGGGGGTGTTGGTAGTTTTGCAAAAGATGTATTTACTGGAGATGGGGTTGTTTCTGGATTTACCATGGGAAGATCCGTTTCTAACATATTGGAAACTACGGTTTATCTTAATGGGTTGGCACAATTCCCCGATGATAATTATTTTGTAAATGGAACAAGTTTAACTTTCACTTCTGGAGATATAGCAAGTGGAGATTTAATAATGGTAAGGCATACGTACTAAAAATGAGTTTAACAAAACCAACATTAAATAATTTAAGAGCGGCTGGAACAACGACGGGGGATGTCTACTTTCCGCAAACAAAGCTGTTGCTGCCGTTTGACGGCGCAAATGCTGCGACGACAACGAGTGATTTGAGCAATAGAAACGCTACTATTACTTTTAATGGTAACGCTTCTATTTCTACCGCGCAGAGTAAATTTGGAGGAAGCAGTTTGTATTTGGACGGAACGGGAGACTATTTGACTATAGCAGATACTTATTGGAACAGCGCAATAAGCAGTGGAGACTTTACTATTGAATTTTGGGTACGACTCTCATCAACTGCATATCAACAAGTATTTGGTACACGAAATGGGAACAACGGATGGAATATTGTACATTACGGTGTTGGTAATGAAAACAGTCAATTCCTTTTTTATTTCCGTGATTCGGCTGGATGGCAATACGTTAATCTTGGGCAGGGAACAAGAACGACTCCCGCCCAAAATACTTGGCACCACGTTGCTGTAACGCGGAGTGGTAGTACTTGGAAACTTTTCTTAAACGGCACAGTGGAGGACACGGTAACAAACGCTAACAGTATAGTTGACGGGGCCTCTAACGGTCTAGGGATAGGATCGAGAGATCCCCATGCTAGTGACAGTTACGTTACAGGATATCTTGACAATATAAGGATTACTCCGGGGATCGCTCGTTATACGTCCAACTTTACTCCACCAACAACCGCATACTTGACTTCCGCAGGTGATGTTAACAAACAGATTATAGTTAACTCCACGGCTGATGGAGTAGCAATAGGAACCGGAGGAATAAACCAAGCACGGATTGCGAAAGCTTGGGTGAATTTTACCGGAACCGGAACCGTGGCGATTAAGGATAGCTATAATATTAGTAGCCTCACTGATAACGGCACTGGTTATTATACCGTTAGTTTTTCCACTGCTATGTCTAATAGCTATTATACTGTTGTCGGAATGGGGCATGAAACAACGGATACTCACGACCAAGACGCTACTGTAAGGATATATCATGATTCGTTATCTAATGTTATGCAAACAGGTTTTTTTAAGCTATCAACGGGCATAGGGCCGTTAGACACTCAGGCGTCTTTTGTTCATCACGACGCAGAGGTAGTTATGACGCAAGTTTTCGGGAATTAAAAAATGAGAAAAGTCAAATTAAATAAACTTCAAGCGACCGGAACAACGACGGGCGATGTTTATTTCCCTCAGACAAAGCTATTGCTGCCGTTTGATGGAGCAAATGGCGCAACGACAACGAGTGATTCTAGTAATTTAAACCATACCATAACTCTTTCGAATGGAGCTCAAATTTCCACAGCGCAAAGTAAGTTTGGCGGAAGTAGTCTTTTGTTAGATGGAACTAACGATGATGTGAACGTAGGGAGTTCTAATAGTGTTTTTACTTGGGGAACGAATGACTTTACTATCGAGTGTTGGATTTACTTGAATAGCATTGGAAGTAACGAAAATATTTTTTCACATTCGTCGTCTGGCGTAGGAATCGAGTTTCTTCTTGATGGTTCATCTGGCCTTAAGATTTACATAGGAGGGGGGAGCTGGTTTATAAACGGTACAACCACCTCGTCTTCGGGAATTTCCACTGGACAGTGGATACATGTAGCACTCGTAAGAAACGGTAGCAATTTTGACACTTACGTCGACGGAACCAAGGGAGGAACCACGGCTTCGAGCGCGACTTCGATAACCGCTCCCAGTAATAATGCATTTATAGGTTCCAATAGAGGAGGGTCCAACTATATTGATGGTTATATAGATGATTTTAGAATAACTATGGGGATAGCTAGATACACTTCCTCTTTTACCCCTCCAACGACTGCTTATTTGACTTCCGCCGGAGACGTCAACAAGCAAATCTTAATTAATTCAACCGCCGATGGAGTAGCGATCGGAACGGGCGGGATAAACCAAGCGCGGATTGCTAAGGCATGGGTAAACTTTGACGGATCAGGAACAGTTGCTATTAGAGCTAGCTACAATGTTAGCAGCATAACTGACAATTCAACAGGAAATTATACGGTAAACTTTACCACAGCAATGCCTGATACTAATTATTCAGCGGTTATGTATACCAACACAACCGACTATGGCATGGCCTCTGGGAACTTTAACAATACGTATACTGGAGGGTTGAATACTAGATCGACTAGCTCTCTTAGGTTTGAGTCGTATGGTCCTCCGGGGTATCAGGATGCACTTCTATGTGACTTAATAGTTTTCGGGAATTAAAAAAAATGCCTTTTAACAAACCAGATATAACTCAGTTAAGCGCCTTGGGAAGCACGGTGGGGGATGTTTACTTTCCAGAAACAGATCTCTTGCTACCGTTCGATGGAACGAACGGGGCGACAGCAACGGATGACTTAAGTAATTTAAGCAACGTTGTAACTTTCGGTGGTAACGCATCAATCTCGACGGCCAGAAGCAAATTTGGTGGGTCGAGTTGTCATTTTGACGGTACTGGGGATTATGTTGATGTCGGGGGAACTTATTGGACTACTGGTGCTGCTATTGACAGTGGAGATTTCACAATAGAATTTTGGTTAAATGTAGATGCATGGGGAGCAAACACTATGTCTTGGGTCACCAACTACGGAACAAATACTGGATGGGCTATTTACTCGGATCCTTCATCGAATAAAGTATACTGGTGGCATTATAATGGATCTGCATATGTATATTTAAATCATATTACAGGAACTCGAACAGCTATGTCTCTAGATACGTGGTATCACGTAGCTGTTACAAGGTCGGGAAGTACATTCCGATTGTTTTTAAATGGAACGCAGGAAGATTCCATGACAGACAGTAATGATATGTCTTCATCTAATGGTGCTGTTTTTGATGGATTACGTTTCGGGGCAGTGAATGCAGGTCTGAACTATCCTGTTAATGGTTATATGGATGATTTTCGCATCACCAAGGGAGTCGCTCGTTATACGTCTAACTTTACTGCACCAACAACTGCTTTACCGACTGTCGCCGGTGACATCAATAAACAAATTCTTATTAACGAAACCGCCGATGGGGTTGCAATCGGAACCGCAGGGATAAACCAAGCGCGAATTGCAAAGGCATGGGTGCATTTTGACGGGTCAGGAACAGTTGCTATTGATGATTCGTATAATACTAGTAGTATAACCGATAGGGGGACAGGATTATATAAAGTTAATTTCTCCACAGCTATGAGTAATACAAGTTATACAGCTTCAGGAACAGTTAGTACAGGATCAGATCAAACGACCCCTTTCGTTATAAGGGCTACCACATATGCGACCGACGGTTTTTCTTTCGCTGCAAATTGGTCAGGGACAAGTAGCGTAGGGTATCAAGACGCTGATGATGCAACAGTAACGGTTTTCGGGAATTAAAAAATGAAAGAATTTTTATTAAATAAAATCAAGGCAACCGGGACAACGACGGGGGATATCTACTT